CTAACATTACCGCTAAATTTTTTAACTGTTGCCATCTAAATCATTCCGTTTTTATTATTTATCTTCCCAGCGAGAGATAAAAAAATAGCACCCGTAGGTGCTATTTTTACTGTGACTAAAATTAGTCGTTTGTTGCTAGTTTTACTGAAGTGCTTGCTACTGCTGCGTTCATAGACCATATAACATGAGTATTAGCAGTAAACTCTGTACCCGGAGTACCAGTACCGCCTGGGAACACTAACGCTGTTTGGCCTTCAAGTTTACCGACCCAATATGTTCCACCTGCTGAGTCTGTAGCTTGGATAGTCATCTGTCCTGCTGCAACTGGACCGCCTGCGGCTGTTACTGCTGCCACTGTAGGACTGTTAACACCGTTGTCACCTGTTGGAACTAGGCGAACTGTGTCTGTACCTTGATCGTTTGTTACTCTATAACGACGTGAACCTTTTTGTGAAAGGATGTCGCATAATCTACCACCTGATCCTAATGTAATATAAGCATTACCTTGGATAGTGTTAGCTGTTGTAACTGCTGGAATTAATGTTGCTGTTAGCACTGCACTACGGCCAACGTCACCAAATTGGAATGTTTGATTTGTGTATGTGCTTGCTACACCACGACTCAATTCAACATTACTATTTCCTGACCAAATTGTCAAAATATGTGCTGTTTGAGCAATGTTTGGATGATTTTGATGCATACCTACAAACAAACCAGCTGTGCTTGAAACTGTTAAAATATTACCTGCTAGGTTACCACTGAATGCTGTAGATGTAACTGTTACGTTAGCAGGTTTAACAACTGTAATAGCCGGTGCTGATGTATAGCCGCTACCATTAGAAGTTAGAACTTCTGTTGTTCTGTTGATAGACAAGTTAGAGCTTGCTTGTGGTGTCCACACTGTGACCGTACCAGTTGCTGTATCACCACCTAGTGGACTAGCAGCAAAACTAATAGTAACACCTTGAGAATAATTATTACCTTGTGTTGTTACATCAAAACTTAATACACCTTCACCACCTGGTGAACCAGCACCGCCGGTGCCGTTAAAAAATCTTTCTGGAATTGGACGTCCCATTTGTTTTCTCCTTATATAAATGGCGTTCTAGGCCTACGCGGTGGGTGCCGCATAAACTCTCAATTAAGAGCGAACAAGTATATTTATCGTATAGTCAAACAAAAAGCCCAACTAGTGGGCTTTTTGAATGATTTCAAACTCAATAATTTAATATTATTGGAATGATAGGTTAGAAACACCAATCGCTTCTAAGTAGTCAGCTGCATTACCTAGAGATGAAGCAGTGTTTGTTAACTCTGCATAACCATATCTAGTCATAAAGCCTACTACTGGTTCGAATGTGTTTGGATCTAACACAACACCAGAACTCATTAGAGGTACGTATGGGCAATAGAACGCAGCTGCATCAGCTTCGCTAGAACCTTTGTAACCTACTAACACTGAAGTACCTGTACCTGCGTATGCATTTACATAGATCTTCATTGCTGAGTTTAATGTACCAACAAATTTTGTATTTGTTGGAGCTTCAAATGTACCTTCTGTTGAACGTGCAAAAGCTGAAGTAGTTGCAGATTGCAATACTGTTAAAGCTTCTGGACTTACAACTGCCCAGTTTGCAGCACCACGACGTGTACGTTGAGCGATCAAGTTAGCTGCGCGGTTAATTAAAACAGCAAGAGCAGCGTGCTCGTCACCAACGAATGTAGCAGTACCAGATACTGTAGCTTGGTTGTAGTTGTATGTGTTACCAGAAAGAGCAGCTAAACTAGCTAAAATTTCTTGGTCAATTTCAACTGTGATTTCTTGTGCTAAAGCTGCCATGATTTCTGCTTCAACATCTAAACCGTGCATTGATTGTGCATCTTGAGCTGCCTCAAATGTCCAACGAGCACTTAGTTTACGTGTTTTAGCTTCAACAACTTGTTTCAAGATTTGAACGTTGATTCTGTTACCTGGTGTACCTTCAAGTGTTGATGTTGAAGCAGCCTTACCAGCTGTTGTACCAGAGTAAGCAGTTGCAATTTTGAATGGGCTTAGAGCTTCATCACCACCAACTGTGCTGTCGCCTGATGTAGCTGTAACTTGATCAGCGTAACGAACACGTAGTGTGTGGATTTGGGCAACTGGACCAGTCATTGGTTGTACGCCAACGATTTCGTTAGCGATAACTGTTGGCATAACTCGACGAATCACAGGAAGAATCACGCGGTTTAATGTTGCAACGTTACCTACTGCTGTTGCACCACTAGTAGCAGTTTCCATCAAGTGCTTCTTAGTGTTTTCCAAGATAATAGCCATTGTAGTTCTTTTAGAACCGTTAAGACCTTCTAACAGGGCGTCTTTGGTCTCATTCCAACGGCCTTCTAATAGTTGGGTTGTCATTTCTTTTTTTCCTTATTAAAAAATTACTACTATTTTAGCCCTGCTAAACGGCGAATTTCGATAACATTTGTTTCGGATTCTTCGTTTGTTTTAGCAGATTTATCACCTGTCACTTCTACTCTTGACTCACTTAGCATCGCCTTTTCAGCTTTTGCTGTTGGAGTGTTGTTTAGAACTGCTGGTAGATACTTGTCATATGCAGCTTGTAGCCTTTCTGTCTGCACACTCTCGAGTAGGCTGTTCATTACTTCAGCTTTCTCTTTGTTTAATGTTTTTAGTAATCCATCTAGTTTCTCTTTACGAGCGATACTTTCAGTAATTACACGAACTTCACGGTTCTTAGATTCAACTAGTGCTTCTTTTTCTGCGATTGCTTTTTGACTTTCAGCAATAATCGCTTCTTTCTCTGCGATGTCTGCTTGAAGTTTAGCAAATTCTTTGTTTTCACTTAGGTGTGTAACAGCAAATTCACTAGCAAATGCTTCAAATAGGCGACGTCCAAACATGTTCTCACGAGCAGTTTGAATGTCTTCTTTTAGTTGAGCTAATTCTGAGCCTAGATTGTTTGATACTGCTTCCTTAACAAGTTTTGCACTGCGTTTAACAAAAGCCGCTTGTAGTTCAGCTAATTTAGTTTTAGCTTCAGCAACAAGTTTAACTTTAGTTTCTACAACTGCTTGCTTGTCTTGGTCAAACTCTTTGATTTCTTCAGCAAGTGCGTGGATAACAAATTTTTCTAACTTAGCGATAGCTTCAGTTTGAACTTTCTTATCTTGACGCAATTCTTTGATCTCTTCAGCAAGTTTAGTAACCATAAAGTCATTAAACTTACCAGCTGATTCAACCATGTGACGTTTAAATTTCACGCGGTCTTCAGCTAGAGCTTGTTTCTCTTCGGCAAACTCTTTGAGTTCAGCGGTGAGATTTTCAGTAACCATTTTGTCTAGAGCTTCAACCATTACATTTTTGTCATGTTCATAGCGGCCCGCAAATTCTTCACGCAATTCAGCGCGAATAACATCACGTGCTTCATTAAGTTTAGATTCCCAAGCTTCGTTTAGTGAAGTTTGAGTTTCTTCGTTAATGATGCCAGAATCTAACAATGGTTTGATAGCGTCTAACATTCTGATCTCCCTATTTAATTTTCAAATCTTTGATTAGGCCTTTTACAGCTTCTCTCAGATATTTTTGTACCTTTTGATCTGCGCTGGCTTCTCTCGCCATCTCGAATACCTTATGTCCACCCTTCATATTCATCAGTCCTTCGTAAATCGCTGTTGGATATGCGTTTGGCGCACTTGGTTGCGCAACTACATCGACTGTGACTATTTCAAAGTCACTAACTCGGCCATCACCTTCGCTCACGTTGCCGCTACCACGAGATGAAACACCTAATTTTACTCCTGACTCTAACATGGTCTGTACTAGTTGACCCATTGGAGTAGGAAGAATCTTTAATTTACCAAAACCATTAGGACCATCCATCCACATATCAGTAATCATATGTGAAACTCGATCTAAATTAATTTTCAAATCATCAGGGTGATCTACTTCGCCTAAGACGCTGTAACCACCCTTGATTTGTTCATTTAGTGTGCTAACAGCTTTTTCAATCTCATTTACTGGGTATACACGTTCATTGTGGTTTTTAACGCCACCTTGAATGAAAATACCTTTCATGTAAAGATTCTTACCTTTGCCGTCAGCTGAGCCTTCAGTTAACACTTCCATGCGAGCTGCGTCAAAAGTTAAGTTTTCTTTAAGATATAAAGCCATTTGCTTGTCCTAATTAACGTGGTGTTGTTTTGATAACGCTAGCTTTATTGATTGGACGACTACCGTCTGCACCAGCTAGTTTACCTTCAGCACCTGTTGAGCTTTCTTTAGTTTTAAATGCTGTTTTACCTGCATTAGCACCTGGTTTGTTTTGTGGGTTACTTACTAACTCACCTTTTGTTTTTGGAGCTGCAGCTGGGCTTGTACCGTCTTGATCTTGGTTACCACCTTTAGATGAAGCCGCTGTACCACCCATGTCATTTTTACCTGCTACTGGTGATTTAGTATTTGTTTCACCTTGTTTTGGTGTTTTGTTACCTGAACCAGACATTGTACCTGTTGGGTTTTTTTGACCTGTATCAGCTACTTTTTCAACGTATTCACGAACGATAGATTCGTCTAGATCTTCTTCGTCATCTTCTTCGTCGTCTTCTTCTTTAGCTTCGTAAAATTCTTCTTGGCCTAGGTCTTCTTCACCTTCGTCACCTTCGTCACCGTGGATGCCTGGGAATTCTTCTTCTTCGTGCTCTTCACCTGCCATTAAAGCATCGAATTCAGCTTTAAGTTCGTCAAGTGCAGCTTCTAGGTCATCAACACGTGCTTCAACACCTTCTTCACCGTGTTCATCACCAAATTCTTCTTCGCCTTCAGCTTCTTCGTCGCCAAATTCTTCGCCTTCTTCTTCTTCTGAAATACCTTCTTCGTCTAGGCTAACTTCGTCTACTAGGTCTTCAACTTCGTTACCACCAACTTCGTCTAGGTCTTCTTCAGAAACTAGGCCTTCATAGATGTCTCTTGATTTTTCCACAACAATTTGGTGGAAAAGTTCACGAGCTTTGTCTGTTTCATCGTTAATGATGAATTCGACTAATTGTTCGTATTTGTTGCTCATTTAGGAACTCCTTAAAAATTAATATTAATCCGGAACTAATACTCAATTGAATTGTATTATGTTTATATATTTACTTTTTATTACAGAAAAGGGGGTTAAATGCGTTGTTTTTGAATCGTTTTGACCAGATAACTACATCGCTGGCTGTGCTGGAGGTGCTTTATACTGTTGTTGAACCTGTTCAATCTTCTGTTCGTGCTCTAATTTACGCACATCATTCATGATACGTAGGCGATTTAGTTGTTTTAGTGTTAGTTTAGTCTTGCGTAGGTCGCTGAGCTTAAGAGCCGTATGGTCCTCTTTCTCAGTGCTATAGCCTTTGGGCAAGTCTTTAAATACTTCTAGTAGGTTCATACGATTATTTACCAAAAATTCTATAAACCTAAACCGCCACCTGCACTGGTCTCTGGTGCAGTTCCTGCCATATCAGGTTGTCCTACGGGTGGAGCGCCTTCTGCGCCTGGCATTGGAGCTACTGGAGCAAGTGTATCCATGTCTTGTTGCAAGCCAGCATTAGTAACACCAACGCTACGTAAGCCAGCTTCTGGAGCTTCTGTAGATTCTGCTGTGCCGTTTTCCTGTGCCCATAGTTCATCATTGCGTTGCATTTCTTCTTCGCTTAGATCTAGATAACGTTCTAGCAAGAAACGTTTGCTTAGATAAGGAATAGGTTCTAACTGTGTATAGGTAGCAATACGTACAGCATCAACTTCTGCTTGACGATACTTAGCAAAGTTTTGTGGTTCGTTAAAACGCAAGTCAAACAAGCTATTGTCAATGTTAATGCCTCTCCAGCGCATGAACATTTTGAATTCCATGTCTAGTTTTTCAACTATCATAGTTTGTAGACGTTTACAGTACTGATTAAATCGCCATTCTTGGATCAGTGCTGTTGTGGTCTTACCATCGCTGTAGGTACGTTCACTTTCGTCTGTACCTGTTGGCAAATAGCTACTTGGAATACGTAGACCACGGAACATCTTGTTGGTAAAGTAACGTAAGTCAGTGATTTCACCTAGGTTTTGACCACCTGGGAACACATCAACGCTAGATCCACGGCCATCTGCTGTTACAGGGAAAAAGTAGTCTTCATTAGTTGATAATGGATTATATGTAGCATCCATCATGTTTTGTCCACCACCTGTTTGTGTAGGAATACGACGTTGATGAATTTCGTTTTTAACACGGTCAACGTAGGCCATAGCCATGTGTGTTGGCATGTTACCTACGTCAATCTTAAAGATACGACGTTCTGGAGCACGTTGTATGCGGTAGATAATGATAGCATCTTCTAATAGTTCTTTTTGTTTGAAAATTTTAAAAATGCTTTCTAATACTGAATTACCAAATGGCCAGTTTAAATCTAAACCTTCTGTAAGACTAACATGAACTACGTGTTCAGCATCAATAACCGCTTCGTTCTTAGCATGACTAAAGCGCGATCCACCACTGTAAGGTGTTTGTGGCTGTACATACGCACCACTTGGTCCGCCTACCTGTGGGTGATTGATAAATGTATCACTTGAGCTTAGTGCTGTAGCTGTTAGATTTTGGAAATTGATATTTAGGTCTTTGATAACATACTGTTCTGGTTTTTTGCCTTCAGCTTCGTTAACGATAACTTTAGTAACTTTGAACATTTCTGTCCAAAATAACTTAAATGTTTCTGGATCACGTAGGAATACCTGATCACCATACTTAATAGTATTACGCACTAGTTTGAATAGGCGTTTGTTTAGATCATTTAGGCTTACCCATTGTTGTAACTGTTCACGTATAATCTTAACTTCGTTGTCTGTTGGGTCTTCTTTAAAGAATAAATCAAAACCTGTACCGTTTTCGTTATTAGACTGAGTCATAAACTCAGCTAAGATGTCTAGTGCAGCATTAACTTCACTGTCCATATCCATCTGTTCATATTGATTGTAGCGTTCTGTACGATTTGGGTGACCAATGTAGACTTCTGGTAGTTGACTAGCAAAGTTACGATAGCCAGCATCTGGTAAGTTACCACTGCCGCCATTGATTGGGCTCATCATGCCCGCAGTATTAGGATTTGCGGTTTTGAAATATTTTTTCCAGGCCATATTAAGTTCTCTTTAAAGATACAGTATTTATCGCCTTAATAACTGTTCTGTAATATTCCTGATGTTAGTGTGTTGTTTTTGGTCATAGCTGACAGTATTTGGTTTAATAAGCCAGTTTGTTGATTCATAGCTGATGTTAGACTGCTGCTGTCCAAACTAACTGGAATAGTCTTACCGTCTGGAAGTGGTACTACAGCTTCTGTACCATGTAGAATTTCACTGTAACCACTGATTGGTCCTGAACTGATACCACCAAGTGCTTTGCCTTTTTGCGGAACTGCCATAGCATTTTGGGCTTTAGCATAAGCAGTCATGCGTGTTGCGTAATCGGCATCGGTTTCTCCTGGTCCTTTTACAAAATACGTTTGATCAAAACCGCCGCCAACACCGCCAGCATTAGGGTTTGATCCGCCACCTTTGCCGTCATACCCACCAGTTGGTTTTGTAGTTGACTCGCCTTCGCCACCTATTGCTTTTTGTAGATCTGACAACGACATTTTACCAGACGCTACTTTCATAGCAAGCTCTAAGAACTTAATAGTTGATGTTGTGGTTTTTTTAATTGCCTCTGAATATTCTGGCAATAATTGTGTTGCCAACGTCTGCATTTGTATTTGGAAATCTTTAAGAGTGTCAGTAGCAACTATATAATTTTTAGTTACCTCGTCTTGTGCTTCTCTTTGATCTGATGAGGTTTTCATTGATCGTTTGGCAGCATCTGGATCTAAGAAATAACTTATCATTGCGTTTTGATTTTGGGCATATTTTTCCATTCCAGATACACCATATGATGCTGCAACGTCTATGGCCGCAAAGTTTTTATTTAGATTTCTAGCATGATTTGCGCCTTCAGCCATATACTGTTGGGTTTCAACTAAGGCATCTTTACTACCAGATTTAATTACTCCACTGATATTATCAAGCATATCCATCGCCGCTTGATTAACAGCTATCCCAGCAATATTTACTGCACCACCTGGCATCAATTTTTGTATCAACGCCGCTTGAAAATCCGGTCCCATTGTTTCTAATTGGGCATAGGCTTTTTTAAATGCATCAAGTTGGTCGGGCCCTAAAGATGCCATTAGTGCGGATCTCATACTTTCTCGGCGTGCTTTTTCCATTAACTGTTTAGCATCTTTACCAGTTAAATCTGAAATTACTTTTAAATTCTGTGCGTAATCTGCTGTGCCTTTTGCTAGTTCAGTTTGAGACATACCTTGTAAGCGGCCTTCGGCAACACGCTGAGCGGCATACTGCGCCATTATTTCACCTTGTTCTGCATAGCTTACTCCCATAGCTAGTAATTCTTGACGCAGTGTACGCGATGATTTACCTGTAGTTGTGGCTAGTCCTTTTAAGCCATCACTAAGCAGTTCTGTAGCATCAGTGGCTGTTAGACCTGAGTTTGCTATGCTTTCTCTACTTTTGCTAATCACATCAGCAAATTCAGCAATACCAAGCCCACTTTTATTGGCAATCTCACCCATCTGTGTCATACCACCAGCAAAACTAGCTCCCGCAGTAGAAAATTGATTTAGAGCTTTGATTCTAACTTCAAATTCGTGAGCCATGATGTCATTGCCAGCTTTGGCAATTTCACCTGCTACTTTAATAGTACCTTTGGCTACCTTATTAGTAGCTTCTGCTCCAGCTTTTGCTGATTCACCAAGAAACGGAACCCATGCTAAAGCTGTGCCTGCTAGTCCTGTAATGACATCACTGGCACGTGCTGCCAAGTCCATGGTGATATCAATTGAAGTGTTGAGTAATCTAGCACCAACATCCACCATATTTTCCGACATAGAGTCGTAACTCTTAGCAAAACTGGTTGCTACTGTAGCTGCTGTGCCGGCTAGACTTTTAGCAAATCCTATTAGATTACTACCAACCAATTTACCAGCATCTTTGAGTTCTTTCTTAAATTTTCCTGTTTCTTCGGTAGTGTCTTCAATTTCATCTGCTAGATCATCTAATTCACTATTCAGTTCTTTAGTTTTTTGAGTTTCTTTTTTACGCTCTTCGTCTAGTTTTCTACTAGCCGATGTGTCGTTATTTTGTTTGGTTTTGTTGGATTTGTTAAGTGCAGCCAAAATTTCCTGCATGGTGCTTTCTTGAGCTGCACCCTCAATACTAACTTCACCTACGCCAGGTATATCGATTTTAATAGCCATGCTTTTTTCACTATAAATATTAAGATACTACAATGTATTTATGGAGTTCAAAAATCAATGTCTACAACATCAAATAATCCTTTGTCTAAGCACTTTAGACAACCAGCAATCTATCTAAAATTACCCAGTGGAGGTAAATTTTGGCCCGAAGGTGCTGTTGATTTACCTTTAAATGGCGAAATCCCAATTTTCCCAATGACTGTCAAAGATGAAATCATGTTACGAACTCCTGATGCCTTACTCAACGGCAACAGTATAACTGAAATGATCTTAAGCTGCTGTCCAAATATCAAAGATGCTTGGAATATTCCCGCTGTAGATTTAGACGCAATTCTAATCGCCATACGACTTGCCAGTTATGGTCCAGGTATGGATATCGTCAGTACTTGCCCGCACTGTAAAGAAGACAACGAACCTACAGTGGACCTACGCACAGTATTAGACAACATACAACCAGTAAACAACTATAACAAATCAACTGTGATTGACAATCTTGTGTTTGACTTCAAACCTCAACTGTATAAAGATTTAAATCAAAGTAACATTATTACCTTTGAACAACAGAAATTAATCAATACTATTACTAGCAGTGATATATCAGAAGAGGAAAAAGCTGCTTACTTTGCTGACAGCTTTAAAAAATTAACAGATTTAAATATTGACACAGTGGCCAGCTGTATTCGTAGCATTACTAGTGAAACGGGTGAATTGGTTACAAACCCTGCACTAATACACGAGTTCTTAAGCAACTGTGATCGCCAGGCCTATGAAGATATCAAAAACACCATTAATGGTCTAGCAGAAACTAATTCTCTAAAACCAATTACACTAACTTGCGATCATTGTAAAGCAGACTACGTAACACGACTGGAGTTCAATCAATCTAATTTTTTCGCATGAGGCTTTTGAGTCTAAGCGATGAAGAAATCGTTGAAGAGCTCGATCAATTTGAGAAAGATTCAAAAGCCTATAGAGATGAAGCGTTAAGAATCTGTTGGTATATGCGAGGAAGTATATCCTATGACGATGCCATGCTATTGACAGTTACTGATAGAGAAATCATTGGCAAGATTATCAAAGACAATATGGAAACAACTCAGAAATCAGGATTGCCATTCTTTTAAGATGTCTGCGACATCTGCGTTATCGCTTGCGCTCAACGCCTTTCTTTCAGATTTAATTACTTTAGATTTAACATAAACACGATAAGTTTTTAACTGTATCATCCAGATGTCAGTCACAATTTACCTATCCGAGGCAAATTGCAACTGCCGCATCATCCGAGTGCAACATCACACTAACTAAAAGAGATTGTAATCACATACACGGAAGCGGTCAGCCTGTACTCCCTACTCTAGATTTATCTGGCGGTAGCTCAAACAGCCGTAGTTAGCCAACTGTTGTTTTGCTCCTGGGTCGGTTTGTTTCGTTGCCCAGATCATTTGGTTTTTACACCTAATTGAATTGCCGTTGCCATCCAGTGTCTAGTCTACTCTAGACGTTCCAAGTGCGGCCATAACGCGAGCACCATCTCCTCTGGATACAGAACCGTGTCTGCAAAAGGGCTAATTTATTACTTTGTAAATTTTACGTCTTTTACGGAATTCTTACCTAGTTTAATCTGTATGATACCGTTGTAGTTGTCTTCTCTCAACAGTACACCTTCTGTAAACTGATAATAGGCTTCCATGTAATTAGTCTCGCCACGCGTCTTACACAAATGTATAATTTCACGTGTGAACTTATCTCGGCCTAGTGTGTTGATATCTTCTTGGAGTCTAGGACTACTGCCCCAGTATTCTTTCCAATCGGTTTCAACTGTTTCCCTGCGCTTGTTTTTCTTGCCTTTTAGAGGTGGTCTCTTTTTGATTGTAGTGAAGTATTTCCTGCCAACGTAATCATGACCGTTAACAGTATTAGTTATCCTATATATAAAACCATAATAGTCCTGTATATCCTCGGACTCAAAAGGTTTACCGAGATAAGTCCAAGGATATTCATATGCCATAATTATTTTGCTGATAATGCGTTTTTCTTTTCTTGGATTTCAGCACGTCTAGCTTTTGCTAGTTTAGCTAAATCACCTAATGCGCCACGAGCACGTGCCGCAGATGCTTTAACGCCTTTACCTTCAAATTTTTCTGATTCTGTTTTGTACAGTTCTACTGCTGCTAAAATATCATCATGTAATGCCATTTTCGTTTCCTTTTTAAAAATTATACTGCTAGTCTTGCTTGTTTACGAGCAATTTCGTTTGAAATCTTACGTTTGTTTTTCTTTTGTTGTGTTTTTTCTAATAATGCTGTTAATTGTACGACATTAAGAGGGCCTAGTCTAGGTTTACCTGTTCTTGTATGCATGGGATTAGCTGTTTTTTTGACTGCCATATTATCTCCTTACCATTCGGTTGCGTATTGTTGATTTACCACTGATATATTACATTTAGTCTTACATTCAGTCCATGAAAAATTTTCAAATTTACCTGACCAAAATTCATTTTCTAACACATTTTCTAATGAATTTGTGTTCAAATCAAACTGTTTAGTTATCTGCATCCATTCATTATTATGATTATATCTATTAGCTACCCAACAGCAGGGAAACAAATACCCTTGACTGTTTATAAATGAACCTTTATTACCTAAACTACAAAGTGGCAATACATCTTCATAAGTGCTGGCAGTTTGATATAACTTTAAATTAGTATCAACTCCAATAGTAGAAGGTCTACGTTCATTAAAATATGTGTACTCTCTTTGAAATCTATAATTGCCACTGATTAATTCATCGTTGGGTTGTAGACTATCACCTATAGGGTACACAGGATATACTTTATTAAATTTTGTACTTAACGTCAATTGGAATTGGTCAAACTCTAACCGTTTGGCCAGTGCTTTCATGTCATCTAACTGATCTTGATTAAATTTAAAAGCAATGGCATCCCAGGTTGTGTAGGCTTTACTGACAAAATGAAATGCCGAAATGCCTGCTATAATACTAGTCCAGTTGCTGTTTACTCGATACTGCTCATTACTCTGTTGATCCCACCCATCTAAACTCCAATGTACGTGATCATTAGCATCTAACGCAATGCCTAACTGTTGCCACCAATCTGTTGATTTATAACTGCCATTGGTGACAATGACAAACTTAACAGGTTTAATGCTTTTAAAATATTTAATTACGTCAATTAAATCGTGTGCATAGATAGGATCTCCATCGTCTCCGCAGAATGTAATTTTTTCAACATTGTTCTGTATAAACTCTGGCGTAAAATTTTTCTTAAAGAAATCTAATCGAAGTTCAGTATTAACTAATGTATCAGGCACTTCTGTGCGAGCACAGCGTGGACATTTAAGTGTACACTTGCTAGATATTTCTATATGCCAATGCCATGTTGCTAATTTCATGTAATCTCAACATCTGTGTTATAGCTAGTAAAGCCGTTTTCTTTTACAACGGTTAATACATTATTTACACGGCCACCTAGTTCATCTCTGTGCGATACTAACCAAATTGACTTGTGTGCATCACGGCTCATCTTCTTCAGTATAGCCATGGCGTTTTCTACACCACTAGCATCCATGCCACTGTCAATCAATTCGTCAATGAACAATAAATTAATTGGTTGATATAGACTTTCCCACACATCACGGAATGCCCACGACAATGAAAGTATTAATCTATTACGTTCACCACGCGATAAATTGTCAAAGTCTAGTTCTCTGCCTAATTCAGTGATATTTACACTTAGATCATTCATAAACACCACAGTATGGGGTAAGCCAATACGGTCTAGGTATTGGCTTAATCGAGCGTTCAAGTAGCTCAGATTCTGATCGATAATACGTTTACGTATATACGAATCTTTATTAGTTAATAGTTTGTATAAAAACTCCTGATGTTCTTTGATACGAGTAAGTTCATTCATAGCATCATAGTTAATCTCAGCCAAGGCAGTTTGACGCATTTCAACAATCTGTTCTCTGTATGGATCTTCTTCACTAGCTTTAGTAGCTAGTTGTGACTGTAGACTGGCTAGTGTACTACGATGATGAATAGCATCTTCCTCTTTGTCATAATAGACTTTAGGTTGTGCGCCCAACTCACCAATTTCTGCTAGTGCACCAGTAAGTTCAATATACTGTGTATTGTGTGACATGGCTTCTAGTGCTGTTTGTTTTAGTGCTGATTCTTTGTTAGTTAATACTTCTTCGTGTTTACTATCATGTAGATCCTGTCCACAAGCATAACACTTATGTGCTTTAAGATCTTCAATTTCTTTCTTAAGTTTTTCAATAGTTTTTAATTCACGAGCTTCATCTTGTTCAGCACGTGCGATAGCTTTGTTTAGATCTGCGATGTCTCTACGCTTTTGATCATAAGCCGATAATTCTTTATGTGCAAGAATCTCAGCATCGATATCTAACTTTAATAATTCATCTAGTGCCGATTGTAATTTGGCAGTGTCATCGCGATGTTTAGTTAACCATAGACTTTGTCTGCGTTGTAGACTTTCAATCTGTTCTTCAATACGTTTGTTAGCATCTTGCACTGCTTTGATGTTGGCTTCTTCCTGTTGAATGGCGTCCCTTGTAGCCTTACTCTGCTCTTTAAGTGATTCTGCTTTCTCACTTAATAAGGTAATACCTAATAGTTGTTCAATGATAGCTCGTTGATCGTTGGGTTTCAGTGCAAGAAATGGTTCAGTGTAGGTGTTCAATGCCACGATATGTTTGAACATGTCATGGCTCATACCCAACAGTCTTTCAATCTCCTGCTGTGTTTCACGACTGTCACCTTGGCTGTTGTCGTCTTTGGCTTCTTGTTCAACATCGCCTACGTAAAATTTAAGTACGTTACTCTTGCGCCCACGCTCAATACGATAGTCAACACCATTGACTTCAAAGTCGATAGTGACCAGCATGGCTTTTTGATTAGTCTTGTTTACAAGATTGTCTTTACGTATGTTAGTCAGTGCTGTACCGTATAAGGCATAACTCAATGCATTAATGATAGTGGTCTTACCAGTACCATTACGTGCACCTGTGTCATCACCACCCAAGTCAATATTCTCACCTAATACTAATGTAAGATCCTTGCGGTCAAAGTTGACTGCCTGTGTTGAATTACCAACACTCATAAAGTTTTTAACTGTGAGATATTTTATTTTAAACATATGACCTTAACTCTGCGTATTCTGGAAATACTGACTCAAAACTTTCTTTGCGATAACGATCTTTATCATCATTTAATCTAAAAAATTCTTTTAGTAGATGACTTTGATCATCAGTATTCATATATTGTAACACTTCTTGCCAGGCATTTACAAGATGTTGTGCATCAAAAATAGATTCTAACCATGATATATGTTGGTTAATCGTAACCACCGCCTGCTCTTTATATTTTTTTGGTAATACCTGTAGACTCTGGCAAGCAGGATATACCAGCGGACGAAAAGATATTAATCTTGGATCTAAATTATTATTAACGATCCAATGGTACTGTAGTTGCGGCAAGTTGAATATATTATATAGATGTACAATACTGGCGATTTTGAATGATACATAATCTTTAATGCTATGATAATTTTCTTCAATTTGATCATAGTTAGATCCCGATCTAACATAGTTGGCCTGCACACCAATTAAATCGATACTTGCATCAACGTGTATGTTAGAAAATTTCCTCCAATAGTCTACAACATTTAAATTTTTGTATTTTAATAAAGTTAAATTAGTATTGTAAGATATAGCGATATCTGTACGGTTGTGTTTGATTAGTAAATCTAAAATGCGATAGTGCTCTTCCATGATTAGTGGCTCACCACCAGCAAAATAAACACTTTCTAAATCATTTATATGCAATTCGATGAATTCAAGGGTAGAATTAATTTCTTGATCAGTGAGTTTTAATTCGATAAATCGGTCATCGTTGTAAATGTCTGATTCTTCTTGTGCGATTCGACTACTAAATTTGCCACTACACATTCTACATCTAAGATTACAAATATTAGACGCTCTGAAATCAAGATGCTTAAATTTAAATTGTTCAAATGTACCGTCTGCTAGTGTGTGATTCGCCAAATCTAAATACTTACTCCATTCAGAATTGACCTGTTGCCTAGTAGATTTAATATTGTTGTCTTCTTTAGTCCAGCAAACAGAGCAAGAATCTGGTCGTTCTCCTGCTAACATTTGTTTTCTTATTTTTTTTAACTGCGAACCATTGACAATGTCATTGAGTGAATCTGTCGATATATGGCCTAGAGCATAATTTTCGTTAAACTCACAGCAGGTACCAATTTGGCCTTGGGGATTTACATAAAGATGTATCCAAGGATATAAACACAATGTATTTTTAATTGACACAGATTTATCAAATATACCAGGTATCATGACTATAGAAATGTCAGATTCTGATGGAGCAAATAAATCTTTTGCTTGTTTTAATTCTTGCGAGATATTTTGATTATTAGTGTGCAGTACTACAAAAAAATTTGGAATATCTAATATTGCTAGATATTCTTGTAATTTTAATAAACAGTTGCCAACAGACTGTTGGTTATTAAATTGATCCTGTGTGTATAAAAATGATAATTTATAATCGTTAGGAAAGACTTCACGCTTTTGTTCGCACAATATATCGTAAAGCCATTTATCGCCTTGTACAAAATATTCTGATAAATCTATCAACTATAGATGCCTATAGATATCAAGTAATAAATTTGGATCATAATGATCACTAGCAATATTGGTCAGTTGGCTGGTAACAATGCTGTCGATACTTTCAAACTGTATATTGCCCAACATGATGTCTGTGCCGATGTCGGCGTTTTTAACTGGTAATAAGGTAAGTTCGCGTAGGTTGTAGGTGCCTACAAAGGTTTCTTTGATAAATGTCGCTTCTTCGTAGGTGATGTCTATGTCTAGGTTAACACGACAGTGCATGTTTGGTAACAATAGCTCTTCTGGAGTGCGTAGTACATCACTTAAATTGTACACACGATATCTAGGTTGATTGGGCCAAGTACGATATTCCTGTTCACCGCCCCATTCAAGTATCATCATACCACGAGCATCATCGCCGGCATCAGCATAGTTATGTGGGAAACAATTACCTAAATAGATGATGTTGCCTTTTTCCTGCCGTTTGTGGAAGTGTCCACTGAATACCTTTTCAAATCCTTGGAATGCTTCTGCTTTGATTTCACCAGTATCAGGCATCTGTACCATGGCATTCATGAAAAAGTGTGGCAGTTCAAAATGCCCAAAGCAGTATTTGCCTTTTAGTTTTGATACCCGTTTATGGTCATCACCAACAAGCCAAGGAGCGATAACAACATCACCGTCGCTGAACCAATCGTTAATAATGCGGACGTTAGGGAGATGTTTTGCCCACTCCACGCTTTGTACGTCTCTCTTATCTCGATAATATAGATCATGATTACCGGGAATAAAGTAAACCACATCAAAAGCTTCATTTAATAACTCCAATGCTCGTAAACTGTAATTAAGTGTGACGATGTTGATAGCGGCACGATTATTGTGCCAGTCACCTGTAAAGAAACAGGTCTCGCAACCTTCTGCTTTTGCTGTTTCAATAAACCACTTGATAAAGTTCAAGCAGTCATCGTTATGTGTTTGGCTGTTAGACTTTAATCCAAAATGGATGTCAGTACAAACAGCCGCTTTCTTAAATAGATTAGCCATGAGTTATATTATAGTTGATAAAAATACTAAAGTCTAATGATGATTTTGCCGTTTACTCTTCGTAATGTCCGCCACCGGCACCCCATTCACCTTGACGTGTATAACTAGGATTGTAGTTGTTCATTTCTAAAATATCATCACGGATATTTTGGTTACGTTTTTCTATATTAAGTACACGGGTGAAACTGTTGGTGATTGCCGCTGTATAGTAGGCGAACGGGTTTTGACTTTTACTTTCATCAAACTGTAGGCCAATTTGACTAAGTTGTAATAGTGCTTGACTACGCATTTCGTCGTTATAGGTATAACCACGCCAGTTACTGCGAGTAGCATAACGTTCGCATAATTTGATAAACATGTGTGCTAGTTTAGGAGTCATAGTACCATGATCTTTTGAAAATTTACCTTTTTCAACGCCACCTTTCCAATGACTGATACCTACTAGAATAGGAGTACCTGCCTCATCTACACGATAGTGTTTAAACGGAGGAAAGTTAACTTTGGTATACTTAGTAGCACCTTTGACCACTACAGGTTCATCATACTCGGTTTCAAAATTATCTTCGTCAGCATCGTACTCTTCCTGTGCCTTAGCATCAGCTTTTTTCTGTTTAGCTTCGTCGATTGGTATATGTTCCCAGGTCATAACACGGAAAACTACTTCTGTTTGTGGAACATCTTTGGTAGCAGTTAAGTATTCATCTAGCTTTTTCTTAATGCCGTTTAGTAAGTCTACTTCTTGTGCTTCTTTTGCTAGTCGTTCTGCGCGAGCTTTGCGTGCTTCTTGTATGGCTTTTTTGGTGATTTTGTCTACACTGGTAACAATTACATCATAATTTTTAACTGTATCATCTAAAAAACTACAATATGTTAGTTTACTCTTGTGTATTTCTTTTAAAATATCTTTATTATTAAGATAATTGACCTTTCTCATGTGTAGGGGTTCCTTTTAACTACTACTATTATATAGTCTATAAATACACAATAGCAAGAGGTATTTGACAAAATGGCAGATTACACCGCAGATGGATATGTAGCAGTAGCACCCGACTTCGCACCCGTATCAGTTTTGGGCAACCAAACTCCCGGCGATGCCGCAGTCAACGAGCCTTATACTACTTCACCTAGTTATGCAATAATAGGTGGGTATGATCCTAATGCCATTGGCAGTGTAGGTGGTGGGTATGATCCTGATAATCCCAGCTACGGACAACAAGCCAACAGCATTGGTGGTGATGTTGCAGTTAGCCAAAACTATGGTGGCGCTCCAGACTATAATGCTACTCCACCTGGTGGATATGACCCAAACGATGTAAATTCAGATTATTACACAGCTGGTGGCTACGATCCTACCAGTGCTGGACCGGCTGGTGGTGTTGATCCTAGTGTTAACGGATTAGATGATCCCAGTAATGCTAGACTACAGGCCGCAGATTTGCCTGTGGGTGGCGGCGGATATGCACCAAAAGAATCTCCTAGTGTGGTATTTCAAGGATCTACAGGCAGTAGCGGATCAGCTGGCAGCAGTGAAAATGATTGGCGTATACGTATTAGTCTAGCAGATAAAGCTACGATACTGTATAAAGATCCTAGCGGTAAAAATGCTATCCTAAGTCCGCTTATTCCTACTAACGGAGTTATTTTTCCATATACTCCACAGATTACAGTTACACATTCAGCTAATTACAGTTCAGCTAATCCAACACACAGCAATTATCCACAACAATTTTACAACAACAGTGAAGTGCAGGATATTCAAATTGCCGGAGACTTTACTGTACAGAGTGTGGAAGAAGGACAATATCTAATGGCCTGTATCTACTTCTTTAGATCAGCTACTAAAATGTTCTTTGGTAGTGGTACTAACGTAGGCAATCCACCACCGATTGTGTTCTTAGATGGCTACGGTGATCACTATTTCCCACACGTACCTTGTGTGATCAGTGGATTTACACATACTTTAAGTAACGATGTCGACTATATTTCAGTGCCTATTACATCAGCATACCTACAAGATGTACCTGTACAGCCAGATAATATGAATATTGGCAGTGTACAAGGAATGGTAGCTGGACAGGACTATCCTGATATGTTAAAATCTAGTACACAGGCTACTACTCCAGATACCAAGGCTATTGTTGCCAAGGCAGCCACAACCAAAACACAGTTCCAAACTATTAACACAAATACTCGTGTGCCTACTAACAGTCAAATTACCATTACACTCAAACCTGTCTACAGTCGCACAAATCTACACAATAGATTTGATTTGAATAAATTTGCCGCTGGCCAACTATTACAAGATAAGAAAGCAGGTTTTGGAGGATTCCTATAATGTCTACAGTTAGCTATAACAAAACCAGTCCTTACTATAATACAGAAGTCTATGGTTTCTTTTTGGATGTTGCTAATATTCCCAACATTCCAGCTAATGCTGGCGACATAGTCTATCAAATTGATGCTATCTATAAGTACAGACCGGACCTATTGGCCTATGACTTATATGGTGATAGCAGTCTATGGTGGGTGTTTGCTATACGTAATCCAAATACTATTCAAGATCCAGTTTTTGATTTCTTACCTGGTGCTACTATCTATATTCCTAAAAAAGAAACTATAACTGCTGCGCTGGGATTATAACGAATGGCTTTATTTGGCGTACAAACTACAGGCATCGTTTATCTTGGTATAGATCCAGTCAGCGGAAGATATAGATATTATAACCTTGATACTAGTTTATCATCATTTAGTGATACACCGCCCACTGCCGCCCAAGAACAGTATTATAAAGAACAAGAAGCGGCCGCTGCAGCCGCTGAAGCCAAACTCCAACCACCACCAACACAAGATACAGTGGCTAACAAATTTGCCAGCACAGATCCTAACGTTGCCCAATCCAAAGCAACAGATCCTGCTAACCAACTAAACGATGCTGAAAAAGCAAAACTACAAGGTGCTACCAACGAACAAAAACCTAGCGAAACAGGCGGGACGTCAACAGCCAAAGAAACGGCCTTAGCAGATCCTTCACCCTTTGGACCAAATGCTAAAAACTATGATTTTAGCAAAATGACTCCTGAGCAAATTGCCGCCACTGGTAAATTAGGTGGTGGCCCAAGTCCAAACCCAGATGCAGAAATCAAAGGTCCAATAGACAATCCTTTACATGGATATGCCAGCTATACCTATGGTCTAAGTCTACACATGTTGACAACAGATGACTATAACAAAATTGTTGAAAATCAAAAATACATTCCCAATCGTGTGATTATTGCCAGTGCCGGTCGATACGATGGAGTAGAATCAATTGACAACGGAAAGTCTACCACTACAGGCAATTTTGCTCGAGCAAAATATTTTGATGTAGACTTTTATTTTGAAAATCTCAATATGAGAACTATCATTGGATTAAATGAACACAGTCGTGCTACTAACGCTATCGATATATCATTTAACATTATCGAACCCTACGGCGTTACCTTGTTCAATAGAATTTTAAAACTGACTAATGAAATTAATCCTGACAATGAAAATTATCTTGAACAGCCCTATCTACTACAGATTGATTTCTTTGGTATAGACGACACAGGCGAAATCATTGGCATCGTCCCTAATCAAACCAAACGCATACCTATTCGTCTATTAAAATTTGATATTAAAGTCAGTAACAAAGGCGCTGAATATAGTCTACAGGCTGCTCCTTACAATCATTCAGCATTTGATGTAGCTAGTGTAAGCACACCGGCACACCTTGAAGTTGTTGCTGGTACTGTAGATACATTTTTTAGAAGTAACGAAGCTGAAATTGCCGCTACCAAGGCACAGGCCAATCAACAACGTGAACTACAACAGTCACAGACACTGCGTGTTAACAACTCAACATATAATGGGCTAAGTGGTGGTGTTATTGGTCCTGATGGACAGATTACCTATGTAAATTCCGCACAATTATCTGATGCTAGTCAAAACGCCGCACAGTTTCTTGCCACTGGTGATCCTGTCTATAGAGTAAAAAGCTATGGCAGTGCTCTTAATGCTTGGCAGGATTTCTCTAGAGATGCTAATAAACAAGATGTGGCTGATAGATATTATTTTAACTTTGATCCTCTAATAGGTAAAAGCGATTTTAATCTAACAGGTAAACTAGGACCAAAAGATACTCCAATGGTGGATGTAGCCAATACTGCTACACATCGTAAAGGTAATACAGGTATTGAAATATTATCGTTAGACTATAAAACTAAAATTTTTCCTATTAATACTGGCACCAGTATCGAACAGATTATTAATTTTGTCATACGTAATAGCACCTACATTACCGGACAGATGATTGTACCAGAAGAAATTGGATCCAATCCGCAGGCCTATGTAGATAAACGAGAACAGTTTAAAGATAAACCACTTAAATGGTATAAAATTATTCCTACTATTAAACTATTGAAATTTGATAAGATTAGAAAACAGTGGGGCCGTGAAATAACCTATAATGTTGTTCCATACGAAGTTTGGAATACTAAAACTAGCGTAGCACCGCAGGGCACTTGGAATGACCCATTAAAAGTCTACAACTATATCTATACCGGTCAAAATAATGATGTATTAGATTTTAATATTGAGTTTAATGCTCTTTACTATACCGCAGTTACGGCCTATAGAGGATATATCAGTGCTACCACTGGTATGCCTATAGATGAAGAAAATAAAATCAAAAACCCAGAAACTTACGATGGTATTGCTAATGCACCAAATGCCATACAGCCAATGAAAGAAAAGGCAGAGACTTATAATGCTAGAGCACGTGCTAGTATGGGCGGTGATACTCCGGCTACTTCAGCTGCAGTGGATACGGAACAGAGTCTTTATACCACAGCTGGTGCAGACATGCTACAGGCCGCACTGAAAATCATTGGCGACCCAATGTACATCAAACAAGATGATGTATTTTATCCACCAGATATTTTTGGTTCAACTCTAGGACCAATTGACAATACCAAAGGAGATACTAGACTAATAGCCAATGGCAGTCTACGCATGGACAATAGAGAAGTCTATATACAGGTTAACTATAAAACACCTAGTGATATAGACGAATCAACAGGACTGATGAAATATGATAATAACTATCTACAGAGTCTATTCTCAGGTATGTATAGAGTACTATCTGTTGATAGTTCATTTAGTGGTGGGCAGTTTGTTCAAACATTAGAGACTGTACGATTACCTCGTCAAATCAGTCTAGACAATGGCGGTAAAACAGCAGGACCAGTTAATCAACGTAACGTTGACAGTCCAGCAATACCCGGCACAGCAGGACTAGTACCAGCGGCTACTCCACCAAAAGTTGATCCAGGCACCACAGGTGATCAACGTGCTCCAGGTAATGCTCCAGTACAGGACGCTGCACCACCGGTGACTAATGTTGACCAGGCTAAACTGGCTGAAGTAAATAATACAGCACCAACACAGGTAATAGACACTAAACATCTGCCACCAAGTTTAGGTAATGATGCTACAGATGCTGCACTAGCAGAAAATTATAGATACAAAGCACAATGGTTTGCGGCCAAAGCGGCTGAAGAAAGAGCAAACGGATATCCAGCTACAGCTGATTCATATCAAGAACAGGTAGCAGTATATGAAGGATATGCGGCACGTCGACAGGCAATGGCTAACGGTACATTAACTGAATAGGAAGTATAAATGGCAATCGATCATAGAATAGGTAACAAAGTACAGAAGAGTCTACGTAGAGAAGATGCACCAGCTACTCGTGTTGACCCACATCCGTACATTGGTATTGTTAAAAACAATTTAGATCCTACACGCTGTGGTCGACTACAGGTATGGATTCCAGATCTAGGTGGTAACCAAAATGATCCTAAGAACTGGCGCACTGTTAGTTATGCTAGCCCATTTATGGGTACTACATATATTGCGTCAACAGCAGGATCGATGCCTAATACAGACAATAAATTTACCAATACTCCACATACCTACGGCATGTGGATGGTACCACCAGATATTGGTATCGAAGTTATTGTGATCTTTATCGCCGGTGATCCAACACGTGGTTATTGGATTGCCTGTGTGAATTCAGCACTGAGCCGTTATATGATTCCAGCAATAGCTGCCGCAGGTAATCTTGCTCTCGCTGGTGCTAGTGCAGATGTTAAATCAACATTAACTAATCACAGTGTTGCCCCTGTTACAGAATTCAATGACAACGATCCTACTATAGCACAGAATCCTGCGTTCTATACTAATTCTAAACCTGTACACGAACCACAATACAAAATACTAAAACAACAAGGATTAGATCGAGATTTTACTCGTGGACTAATCAGCAGCTCAAGTCAACGTGAAAGCCCAAGTACAGTATTTGGTATCAGCACTCCAGGCAGACCCTACAACGATCCTGCTGATGATCCAAACTTCCTAGCTAAGGTAGCTGCTGGCACATTAACTGAAGCAGACTATGCTTATAAAACACGTAAAGGTGGACATAGTTTGGTTATGGATGACGGTGATCTTACTGGGCAGGACCAACTGGTTAGACTGCGTACAGCTGGTGGTCATCAGATCATGATGAATGACTCAGACAATGCCTTGTATATCAATCATGCTGACGGATCCAGCTGGATTGAATTAACCACAGAAGGTACGGTTAATATTTTTACAGACAGTGGGTTTAATGTTCGTACACAAGGCACACTGAATCTACACTCTGACCTAGATGTTAATATTAATGCTGGTGGTAGTATAAATCTCAATGCTGCCAATAAGTTTCAAGTTAACAGTGTAAAAACTAACATGCTACAGAGTCAACTGTCAGTTGAAACTACAGCACAAACTGAATTTAAAGTAGGATCTGGATTTAGTGTTGATGCAGGCGCAATGATTTCCGTTAAAGCTGGTGGCATACTAGCACTAGAAGGCACTAGTATCTATCAAAACAGCGGCAAAGCTGTGACAGTTAAAGGAGTAGATCCAATACCAGTTAATAGCTTACCAGACACGACCAGAGCCAGCCCTTCTGCGCTATGGGAAGTTCAACCAAATGCCTTGTTGAGTATTGTTACTATAGCACCTACACATGAACCATTTCCTCGAGCCAGTCAACATGCTATTATCGCAGTAGCATCAGCACCTGACACTGGAATAAAACCCCAAGATGTCTATGCAGGCACCAATGATGCTACCAAAACAGTAGGGCCAATTGGTAAATTTGCCACAGCTATCACAGCTAAACAGATAAGACAACAACTGGCTGTACAATGTGACTGTACTATTGGCAATCTAAGTCATGATCAAATGGTGGCCTTGTTTGCCCAAATTGGCAACGGTGAAAGCGGCATGAATTACAAACAAATTGGTATTACTACTAAAAATTATGTAGGCAAGTACATGTTTGGTCGAGAGGCATTGATAACTGTTGGATACGTCAAGTCAAGTGTAAAACAAAACTCACAGATTTACAATCCTAATTCATGGACTGGTAAAGATGGTATTAACAGCGTTGAAGATTGGTTGAATAATGGACCGGTACAGGAAAGAGCCATGTGCGATTCGCTGACAAGAAACTATAATCAAATGGTTAAACAAGGCACCATTGGTAAAGATGATGATCCAGAAACAGTGGCTGGTACCTTATATGTATCTCAACTGTTAGGCGCAGGTGGCGCACATCAGTGGCGTACTGGTGCTGGAGGTGCTGACGCAAATGGTACAACAGGTGATCAGGTGTTTAGCCGCGGTAAATGGGCAGTGGCTACCTATGCTCCGCTAGTTCAGTCAATTAATCAAGGATAAGTATTATTATGGCTACCATGTATAAAGGATTCTCAACAATAGGGCAAAACACCAAGTTTCGTCTAACTGACTTTGACCTGGTAAAACGTGACATACTCAATCACTTTTATATCCGCAAAGGTGAAAAGCTGATGAATCCCAGCTTTGGTACTATTATTTGGAACGTACTATACGAGCCCTTTACAGAAGATCTAAAATCAGTGATTCAAGCAGATATTAAAGCTATAGCCAACTATGATCCACGTGTTAGTTTTGATAATATTGTAGTTACAGAATATGATCAAGGACTACAAATCCTATTAGAATTACGCTATCTACAGACCAATCAAACAAATTTAATGAATCTACAGTTTGACAGCAACAGCAGAACCCTAACAGTCAAGTAATTAACTACGCACATTTTAATCCTGATAAATACTTAATATTAGGAAATAAAGATGGCAACCACAACACGACAAACTAGTTTATTAGTAGCTGAAGACTGGACCAAGCTATATCAAACATTCCGTAACGCAGATTTTCAAAGCTATGACTTTGAAACACTACGTAAATCAATGGTTGATTATCTTCGTTTATACTACCCAGAAGATTTTAACGACTTTATTGAATCCAGTGAGTTTGTAGCATTAATTGACACAATCGCTTTTCTAGGACAGAGTATTGCCTTCCGCGGTGATTTAAATGCTCGTGAAAACTTTATTGACACAGCACAACGTCGTGACAGTATTCTT